TCGACGTGCGCACGTTCGTCTGACCACCCTGGTCCGCCGTGGTGATGGCCTCGGGCGTCTCGGTGACAGTGACGTAGCAGTTCGGCTCGGTGGCGACAGTGACCGCCTCGCCCGGTGCCAGTGAGTAGGTCCGGGAGCTACCCGGTGCGAGGGTGACGGTACTGGTCGAGAGGGTCATGCGGGTTCTCCTGGGTCAGCCGAGCTTCTTGCGGCCAATGGTGGGGTCTGTGTAGTTGCTCTGGTCCGAGAGCATGGTGGCTGCGCGCCCGGACGCCACGCGCTCACGTCGCCGTGCGGCATCGGCTGCTGCGGCGATACCTGCCCGGTCCTCCATCGTCGGAGTCTGGATCGGCGGGGGAGCCTTGACCTTGGGTGCCGAGAATAACCCGGAGACCACCTTCGTGACGCCCTTGACCGCCTTCTTGAACGCCTTCTTGACGACTCCCATCAGGTGCTCCTACGTGCTGAATACGTCATAATCAGTCTCGGCTACTCGACCCTGGAGCCTGCGCAGCCGGGTGTTCGCGGCGCTGTCGGTGCGGGCGATCTTCTCCGCGAAGGTCAGCCCGAGGGCATCTGCCGAGTCGGGGGAGGGGAGACCGCGCTTCAACATCTGCTCCTTGGTCTCCAGCTTGATCTGACCCTTGAGCGTCACATCGTACTCAGGACCAGCGAGGTCGTCAATCAAGGTCTGGTCGTTCTCGATGCACCCGATACTCAACCAGTCGCGCATCTCACCCCACATCTCGGCCCGCTTATTCAGGTACCGCTCGGGGTCCGAGGCGCTTGATCCCGACTGCACCTCGATCACCCGGTAACCGAGCTGCTTCAACCGATCGACCACCCCGCCGCCCACGCCCCCGCCGTCGACGAACACGGCGTCCGGGTTGTGCTTCTGGATGGCACTGGCGACCTTCTCGGCCAGGTCCATCGTGGTCATACCCTTGTACCGGTAGGTCGGGTACGTCCGGGCATCCCTGCCCTTGCGCAGCAGGATCACCGACTCGTTGTTCCCCTTACGCGCGACATCGACGCCCATGACGAGGGGTGCGCCGCTGTCCTCGGTCACTTCACGAGCAGCAGCCTCCTCGGCCACCGTGCGTCCGATGAACTGATCGACACCGGTCGTGGGGAACTGACCCTTGACCTCGACCTTCGTGACGTCGTGGTCCTCGCCGTACTTGTCCGCGATGCGCTGATACACGGCGCCATCGACGCCCTCGACCGTCCGACTGTCGACGTACCGCGTCTGCCAGAACCCCCGGTCCTTGTGGAAGCACTCGAAAAAGCGCCCGGTGTTGCGCCGCGGGTTCGAGATGACGATCCACAGCCTCAACGGTGCCAAGTCAGTGAAAAACCCCTCGGTCACGTTCCAGATCGGGTCAGGGATACCGGACGCCTCGTCGTACTGGACCATCATGCCGATCTGGCTGTGGGCACCTGCGAACGCGTCCGGGTTCTCCTCGGACCACGACTGCGCATCCACGTAGTAATACTGCGTGTCGATGGATAGCTGAGACTGCACAAGCTCCCCGAACCACTTCGCCGGCCTCAGACTCGTGGATGACTTCTCGAACCAGTGCCGGTTGATCGCCATCGTGTGCCACTTGCCAAGCTCGGCCATCGTTCTTGAGCGAAGCTGCGTCTCGGTGTTCGCAGTCACGATTGTGGTGCTGCCGACCCAACAGGACATCACGAACAGGTCGAGCATCGAGAGCCACGCGCTCTTGCCGATCCCCCGGCCCGACGAGATGGCCAGGTACAGGGGCGACGGGGGCAGTCCGATCCGCTGCTTCTCCATGTCCAGCATCAGGTGGTCCCCGAGTCGCTTGAACTCGTCGATCTGCCACGTCCGCGGCCCGTCCATCCGCTCCAGCGGTGTGCCCTTCACGCCCCACGGGAACGCATACCGGACGAACCCCTCGGGGTCGTACTTGAACTGGAGCAGGTCGACGATCAGTGCCTGCTCGTTACCCGACGGTCCTGTGGCCTTCACTCCTCGATCCTCTCAGCACGCCCCTCGATCACGCGGTTCTGCACCCGCTCCTGCGCCATACGCATCGCATCCCCGAGGTCGATCACGACGTTCTGGTCGATCTGCTTCTTCTCCCCGAACCGATCCCGATCCCAGACACCGAGCAGCCAGCGCCGGGTGCTGATCCTCAAGGTCGAACGCGCCACATCCTCCGGGATCACCCCCTCTCCGCCGTCTGCGATCACGATCATCTGGTCCGAGATCACCTCGGCACCAATCTTCTGCGCTTCACGATACCGGTTCTTCCGAGTGTCGTCCGAATGAATCCACCGCAGGAACTTCGCGTAGTCCAGGTTCCGAGGGTCATCCGCGAACCACGTACTCACGGGCTCACCGCGAGCCACATGGTCCAGCACGTCATCGAGGATGAGTTCGAACACCATCAGCTGAGTGGCGTTCGCATCTCGCCGGCCCTGTTCGATGATGGCCTGCTGCTCCCTCGTGGGCTGTGGGATCAGCCAGTCCGGGATATCTGGGGCCGGGATGTCGGGTTCCGGAGATTGTTCGATTGTGGGTCGGGCGTTCATGCGCGCTACGGTATCACAGAATCCCGTGGGTCAAAATTTTTCAAATTTTTCCGAGAGTCCTTGGGTGTTGAATAACAAAGGTTCTGTGAGTCAATGTAACACACCTCGGTCAAAAAGTATCTGGGGATTTCTGAAACACCTCCTGTCACCTTGCTCCAGCGCAGCCGTGGGGCTCCCCCCCCTCAAGTACTTAGCACCCTAATCCTTAGTGCCCTATCCATCTAGTCCCGCACCCTGGGCGCCCGTGCATCCGTCGACCACGGGCGCCCCTGATCCAGTGCATGCGCATTACTTGAATTACAGCATCACAGGCGCCTGTTATTCACTGATGCTGCTGTTAGTCAAAGGTGTGCAGAATCCATGAATATCGGGGGATGTTAGTCACGGATTACATGGAGCTAGTCAATGTGAAGCGGAATATTGACTTGGGTTCGATAGACGCCTAATCCACTACCGGGGAGACCCGAGATTAGTAAAAGTTAGACGATGTAAGTCAATCTGTTATTCACAGTATCTCCTGAATCTCAGAAACCCTTACCCCTCTCTCTAGTGCATTTGGGAGCGGATCAACGCCAAGTCAATATTCCTCACATGCTTGACTTGCTCCATGTAATGCACTAGGGTGCAAGCTCCACAGACACCAGGGGCACAGCACCATGAACAAAAAACCATCGGACGACTTCCTCGAACGGCTCAAGCTCAAGGACGGCCAATTGCATCTGTACAAAATGAGTTACTGGTATCCGCTGCGCCCTCAGGCGCGTTACACAATCGACGGGCGCCAGGTCAGTGCCGCCCGGCTGCATTGGTACTTGCATCATGGCGTCTGGCCCGACCACAAGATTTACTTCGAGGATGGCGACACCATGAACTTTTCGAAAGAGAACATGCGAGGCGTGCGGCTACCATCGAAGGGTCGTACAAAACCCTACCAGGCAGTGTGTCGTGACTCGACAGGTAAAGCGCGGCACTTGGGCTACTTCATGACCCAGGAGGAGCGCGACGCGGCGATGCAGACATTTAAGGCGATGCGTGCATCCGGACTCGTGTGAAAATGTTAGTCAGGGTTCTTGCATAGTGTGAGATGCTGTGCTACTATGTAGTTGTAGTCCTGTTAAACGTAACCCGTAAAGGAACATCGATCATGACAACAGTTATTACAAACCCCGTTCGCACATCGCGCCTGGACGCACTGCGCCGTCGTATGGGATCATGGGCGTTCGTCCGGTATCTCAAGAATCAAGGCGTGCCGTTTGAGACTGCACTGTTCATCGTGACCGGCAAGCGTGAGGTGCGCTGATTATGGCTGATACATTTCAATGGGCTGGATTTACATTCCCGCGACGCATTGTCACATTACCGCGTGGCAGTAAAGCCGACCGGATGCAATCAGTACAGGCGGGTAACGCATGCGGACCGTATTACTCGTCACCGAAACCGATAACAGGCGGCGCGCATGGTGCATACGGATTTTATCTAGGTGAGTGCAAGCGGATGCGTTGGGTATGGGCTGACGACATCAATGGCGCGGGAATCCACCACAATGGTTGGTTTTGTGATGAATTCGGCGACAATACTATCCGCGGAATCGTGGTCCGTTTAACACACGGTCGCATGCTCGCTGGCTGGTCAATGGGTGAAAGCATGGCTTCATCTATCGACTGTGATGAAATTTTTACGGATGATGTTGAAGCAGCGCACCATGCTGATGGTTTGGCGGAATCCTTAGCCGAAAAAGAGCGTGAGTATCAGGAACGCTGGCGCGCGGCGCAGGAATTGAGCGACGCGGCGCAAGATGCGCAGGAACAGATTCGACGCCTATGGTCCGCGCGCCACAATGAAGCCGTCCGCGAACTGATACGCGCGTGCATCGTCACGGCGCGCGACTCCCGCGAACAATTGATTAATGAATACTCGGACATGGAGGTTTGAATCATGATTAAAAAACCAACACGCCAACAATTAGAACAAAAGGTGCGAGAATTAGAATCACAATTGGCGCATCGTTGTCATTTTGCTAGTCGAAGCATCGACAAAGCGGGAACTAAAAACCTCATGGGGTCAGGTGTAGTAATT